CCTTCATGTTCATATTCACTTTATGGGGTAGGATGCGGAGCCACAAAAGCAACATTCACAAAGACGTACTCAATCACAAGTGGATCATCATCTACGGTATTTAATACTAATATCGCAGAATCGTCAGGGATTTACGATCAAGGGGTTATTCTCTTTACTACTGGGGCAAATGCAGGGGTTAAGCGTACCGTAAAAGCTCAACTAGGGGGGCAAGTTTCAATATCACTGCCTCTTTCCTATTCCGCATCAATAGGAGATCAATTCCAAATATCGCAGGGGTGTGATAAAACACAATCATCATGTCAAAACAAATTTAACAATTTACCAAACTTTAGAGGGTTCCCTTATGTGCCTAAACCAGAGACAGCTCGATAAGGCGTTAAATCTTCATAGTTTAGCGTGTTAAAATATCACTATGAACAAAAGAAACGAAATAGTCAAAGAAGCATTAACGTGGGTAGGAACGCCATACCATCACGCCGCAAAAGTAAAAGGCGGTGGTACTGATTGTGCCATGATTTTAATCGAGGTTTATTCAACAGTTGGCTTAATTGAAAACTTCACACCCGAATATTATCCTATGGATTGGGCGCTTCATCGTGGTGAAGAACGCTATCTTGAAAACGTCCTCAAATACGCAGAAGAAACCACCTCCCCAAAAATAGGCGACATTATTGTTTATAAATTTGGTCGATGTATTTCTCATGCGGGGATTCTTATAGGTGATAATCAAATGGTTCATGCGTGGATGAGATCGGGTGATGTATCCGTTTCTAGAATAGACGAAGGCGAACTTGCAGGACGTATCTCGGGTTATTATTCAGTTTTTAAAGCAGGCAAATAATGAGTGGATTTTTAGGTGGCGGTGGAGGCGGTACAAGCACCTTCGCGGAACGTGTCGGAAATATACGAATACAAACCGCCGCGTATGGTAAGCCTATTCCATTAGTATATGGGACAACACGTATTGCCTCTAACCTTTTTTGGTATGACAATTTCATAGCTACGCCACACACAGAAACCCAAAGAAGTGGAGGAGGAGGAAAAGGAGGCGGAGGCGGCGCTTCGTCCTCAAATACAACATACACCTATTCAGCTGACGTTATTTTTGGATTATGCGAAGGAACCGTTGCGGGAATTGGTACAGTCGTAAAAGAAAAAACAAATACAACCGTGACAGCAGAGGGACTAACCTTATTTACGGGCGCACGACCTCAAACAGCATGGGGACGATTAACAACATCATACCCGACAAAAGCACTTGCCTATTCGGGTACGGCATATTTGGCAGCCCAAAACCTACCACTTGGAAGCGATGCAACTATCCCAAATTACAGTTTTGAAGTGTATGGAAAGAGTATTGCATCCGGTAGCAACGACGCGAACCCAGCCGATATTATTAATGACCTCTTGACAAATCAATACTATGGGGCAGGGATACCGTCATCGCTTATGGGTAGCCTTACTCAACTATCTACCTATTGCTCCTCATACGGCCTTTTAATATCCCCTTCGCTTACAGAACAAGAGGCAATTTTTGACATTATCAAACGGCTTTTGCAGGCGTGTAATTCTGAGATTGTTTACAGTGAAGGTAAAGTCAAATTAATTCCATACGGTGAGCAAGCACTTGGAGCATACACACCTAATGTAACTCCTATTTATGACCTAACCGATGATGACTTTTTAGACACAGAAAGCCCGATTAAAGTAACACGGTCGTCACCGTCCGACGCTTTCAATAGTGTAAAGGTTGAGTATTTTAATCGTGCCAATGCGTATAATATCGAAACAGACGAACAGCAAGATTTGGCAAATATTGAATTGTACGGATACCGGCCACAAGACGTTTTAACGCTCCATGATGTTTGTGATCCTGCCGTTGCACATACTGTTGCACAACTTCTTTTAAATCGGGTCCTTTATATCCGCAACACATACGAGTTTCGCGTAACATGGAGATATTGTCTCTTAGAACCTATGGATATTGTGACGATTACCGACCCAGTAATCGGACTCAATAAACTGCAAGTTAGAATTATTGAAATTTCAGAGGATGAAGAATACCAACTCACGATCAAAGCCGAGGATTTTCCATTTGGTGTTTCAACCGCTTCGCTTTATCCAAAGCAGGGAAATAACGCTACGGTACTAGATTACGGAATAAGTGCAGGAAATACAAATAGCCCTATGATTTTTGAAGCTCCGGATGTTTTATCTACGAGCCTTGAAATATGGGCGGGTGCAAGTGGTGGTTCTCTTTGGGGTGGATGTGATGTATGGGTAAGTTATGATAATGCCTCATATAAGAAAATCGGAACCATTACAACACCTACGCGTCAAGGGGTAATTGTAACGGATGGTGGCACTACATTAGACGTTGATATGACAATGAGCCGTTCATCATTGTTAAGCGGTACGGCTTTAGACTTTGCAAATAATTCTATGATTTTTTACTGTAATGGTGAACTTTTTAGTTATCAAAATGCAAACTTGACAGCACAATATAAATACACGATTACACCAACAAAAAGAGGGCTTTATAATTCATTATCAGCAACTCATATTAATGGAGATTTAGTCTCTCGTGTTGAACAATCTACCGCTATTAAAATTCCATTTACAGACACACAAATAGGGCAGACGATTTATATCAAACTACCTTCGTTTAATGTGTATGGTAATGGGTATCAGAATGTGGCAGACGTTCGTCCATTTACTCATAAGATCACGGGGGAATCATATCAAAGCGCATTACCCGATGTTACAAGTTTTAGCGACTACTACAAAGGCTCAACCGTCCATTTATCATGGGCTACAATAACAGACTTCAGAACACCGATCGATTACGAAATACGCTTTGGGACTTCATGGGATGTGGGGCAGGTATTGGGGCGCACTTCATCGAATGACTTTATGCCACAAAATAACGGACAATATTGGATTAAAGCACACTATCTTTATCTACCAACACAAAAAGATATTTACTCAACCAATGCAGTGGATATTACATTATCGGTATCAACAATAGTAAAAAATTACATAGCTACATTTACCGAAAACACAACTTGGAGCGGAATATTTACGGGCAGTGCTATAATAGATGGTGGTAATCTTATCCTTATAGCTGCGGGGCTTATAAGTGCTATTCCTTTAATATCTGCAATAGGTACGATAAAATGGTATGGGGGCTTTAATAATACAGGCGCATACGAAACCCCTCTCGCAAATAACGTAGATATTGGAATCGCTCAATCGTGTAATATATCTTGTTCTTATTCGGCCAGTGGACTTAACCCTGCTGGCTTAGTAAGCTCATGGAATTCTATTTCATCCCTCGAATCTATTATCGGAAACGTGGGCGGAAAATGGAATGTAACACCTCAAATTGCCATAGCAGGTAATGATGGAATATTTGGGGAATGGAAAGACTTTTATCCGACGGATTACGTGGGCCGAATCTTTAAAATGCGCCTTGTTTTAGTTTCAAGCGATCCGTCAATATCCGTTAAAGTTACAGCCTTATCGTGGAGCGTTGATGTCCCCGACCGTATCGATACAGGGAACGCCGTCGCAGTTTTGGCAGGGGGAACGACTGTTGCATATTCACGTCCGTTTCATGACGTACCAAACACACAGATTACGATAGTAAATGCAGTGGGGAACGACGACGTAGTATTGACATCCCAGACAGTAAACGGGTTCAAGGTTCAAATATTAAACGGCGGAGCCGGTGTAGCTAGAAATATAAATTGGTTAAGTCGGGCTTTTTAATGGTGTTAAAATTCAGTTAATTAATAGGAGTACATAAATGTCACAAAACTCAACAAACATCCCAGACAGTAACGGCATTACGCTATTATCAAACCTTAATAATGCAATAAATACGCTTGAATCAAATCACAGTGGATCATCAGCTCCCTCTGCACCTTTTGCGGGTATGGTATGGTACGATACTGCAAATAGCATTTTTAACATACGAAATGCCGCTAATTCGGCATGGACAGTATTGGCCCCTACTGCTTCACCTGCTTTAACTGGAACCCCAACTGCTACAACAGCTGCAGCAGGAACTAATACAACCCAGCTGGCTACAACAGCTTTTGTTACATCAGCTGATAACTTGAAATCAGATTTAATAACCACTGTAGCAAAAGATTCAGCTACTGGTGCTGCATACCTTCCAGCTGGTACAACTGCACAAAGACCAGTATCTCCTGCAAATGGATATATGCGTTATAACTCTGACTTAGTAGCAATGGAAGCTTATGTAAATGGA